TCACGCAATATTCACCAGTTCAGCAAAAGCGCCTTGTGCCATATTTGTGCCATTCCCCGCCAGGAATGAGTCGATTTGCATGGCATGCTGCGTCAGGTGATTCGGTGCCAGATGTGCATAACGCTGCACCATCTCGATACTTTCCCACCCGCCCATTTCCTGTAGCGCACTGAGTGGCACGCCGGACTGTACAAGCCAGCTTGCCCAGGTGTGCCGCAGGTCATGGAAGCGGAAATTTTCTATTCCCGCCCGCCTTAACGCTGCGCGCCATGCCGTGTTAGCATCAGACCGCATTTTGCGCACCGCCTTTGTTCTCGTTCCATCCGGGCGAACGGATGATTCAGTGTGAACAAAGACCCACCGGTTATGTTTCCCCAGTTGCTCCCGCAGCACCTTACAGGCCGATTCGTTCAGGGCGACACCAATCGCCCTTCCTGCTTTGGCATCCTCGGGGTGAATCCACGCGACCTTCCTCTGCATATCAATTTGCGACCACTCCAGATCTGTGATGTTCGACCTGCGCAGCCCCGTCGCCAGTGCAAAAATAACAACTGGCTTCATATGCTCGGGAAGCTCCCGGATCAGGTTCGCCGCTTCTTCTTTGGTTAGCCAGCGAATACGCTTATTTTTCGGCACCGGGCATTTGATGTTCGGCGCTTTGGCTATCCATCGCCATTCGTTGGCCGCGCATCGTAACAGCGCCCGGATGAAAGCAAGGTGCGTCGCCTTGGTGGCCGCCGCTGCTGGTTTGTCCTTAAATTCGGGAACCGGCTTCCCTCTTCGCAGCAGGCTGTCGCGCTTAGCCTCCCAGTTCATTCGATGCTTGCGGTTAACCATCGAACTCACCGCAGACAAGATCCTGTCTTCCGTGATTGCTGACAGGTCCATTCCTTTGAAGTGCATCCTCCAGAATCCGATCCGGCTTTTGTCATCGTCCAGGCTTTTCTTGTGCTGCTTTTCGTTAAGCCAGCGAACGCACGCTTCATCGAACGTTCGCGGCTTAAACTCCCCCATCTTATCAACTCGCCATGCTTCAGCTTTCAGCTGATCATAGAGCTCCTGCGCTTGCCTTTTGTCCGTTGTCCCAAGAGACCGTCTAATTCGACTTCCACCAGGCGTAACGAAGTCGCAGTGCCACGTACCGGCACGTTGTTTGATTGACATGCTTTATCCTCCTGCACATCAACCGCATTCACGGGTTGATTGTGGATCGGGTTCTTCACTGCCGCAATACAGTCTGTTTTGCAGATCAGGTATGGGCTTTTTTTCTTATGTGGATTTTTTCGGGTAGCAGCCAGGCGACCGGACTTTATCCACTGGGCAATCGTGCCTTTATCCACTTTAAGAAAGGCGGCGGCCTCATCTCTGGTAAATACTTCTTCTTCCATCGATGTTCTCCAGTGGCCCCAGCCGGGGCCGTCATTGTTATTCAGTGTGCCTGTGATGGCAGGTTTCGAAGTTTACGAACGCCGATCATTGCTGTGGCGACATAGCTGGTGGCGCGGTTGACAACTTCGACGGTGACCTTCATGCCATCCACCTCAACGGTGTAATTTGTCTGGTGCTTCTGCCTGCCGTAATCGCCATATTTTGCGTGGTGCGCCGCCAGCGCAACATCGCAAGCGCGGCGACCAACAGGTGATTGCTTACTGCGATTAATCAGCCTCATCATCACTTCACTCCCAAAGTGGCTACGACATCACTCGCTGTTTCGCGGGTGTTGCCTTTGCTGGATATAGCCCGGCGAGCACTGACGCGGTGCAGCGTAAAGCCGTGCTGTTCGTAAAGTTCAATTACTCGCGGTGCGGTAGAATTGCTGATTACCACTTTTGCCCCCCGCAGGCGGGCTGCCACACAGCTTTCCGCAAGCTCTACCTGGCTATCCCATGAGAACCCACCAGCCGAGTAGTTAGTGAAACCAGCGGTGCCGGGCAGCGGTTCATAAGGCGGATCGCAGTAAACGACGTCACCATCACCGGCCAGCGCGAGCGTGCGCCTGAAACCTGCATTCATGAATACGCATGCGTGAGCCTTCCGCTTAAATGCCTTGATCTCTTCTTCCGGGAAATATGGCGCTTTATATTTCCCAAAGCCGACGTTAAAAAAACCGTCCAGGTTGTAACGGATCAGGCCGTTGAAGCAGTGCCGATTGAGGTAAAGGAATGCTGCTGCGCGCTCGACCGCATCTAGCCGCTGCGCGTTGAATGCTTCACGAATTACCGTGTAGTTTTCGGCATTATTCAGATGCCTGAATGCCTTCATTGCCTCATAGATCACCGAATCGGGGACCACAGCCAGCATCTGATACAGGTTAATCAGGTCAGCGTTGACGTCAGCCAGAAGGAAGCGTTCGTGCTTGTCTGAGTTAAGGAACACCGAGCCGCCACCCACAAAAGGCTCAATAAGGCGTTTACCTGCGGGGATTAGGCGATCCAGTTCCGGCAGCAGCGAATATTTGCCGCCAGCCCATTTTAGGAACGGGCGCTGCCAAATTCGTGATGCGGAATTGTGTGCGGGTGGCAGCTTAACCGCTTCATTGATTTGCTCAACGCAAACACTTACAAATCCATAATTCATGCTGCCACCTGCTTTTCGTTAAGTTCTTCAGCCAGTCGTTGCGCCTTTAATGGATTGCTGACCACTTCACCCCATGGTATTAGCCAGCCGTTACCAAAGAAGGGAAGGCACAGTGTGCCAACCCTGATGTCTTCGTGAGCGTGAGTCATAGGATGGACTCCATTTCGTCAATGTAGAGGCCCTGAGCAATCAGGCGGCGACGGCGGGCGGCGCGAGCAATGCACTCCTGCCGCCTGCCTTCCTGCGATTGCTCAATGGCGCGCCGGGTGAACAGGCGTGATTTGCCTTGCGGCGTTACGACCTTTGGCTTGCTGGCCAGGCTAAATGTCCGGTCGCAGATACCGTCCTCGTTGAGCCATGTTTCCGACGCGACAATTTGCGCTATTTGCCCGGAACCGCGGGTGATGCCGTTGGCGACCCGGTTGAACTCGATGAGCGTTACGCCCCAAACTTCTCAGCGATTTCGCTGCCGGTTACCGGGCGGCCGCGCGTCTGAATCATCCAGATAACTCGTTCACGGAGGCCGGAGAATTGCCCGGTTCGCCCGGGCCTGCGGTAGAAGGGTGTGCGTTTCATTCGAGCTCCAGAATGCGGTGCTTCGTGTCCGCAACAAGTTCGAGGAAGTCTTTTCGGCGCGCGCGTAGCCGGGCTATTTCTGTTTCACATTCAGCAGCTGTAAGGCGATAGACGATGAGCTGTTTACCGTCCGGGAAGTCTGAGCAGTAGCTGATGAAGTCCACCCAATCCCTGCCAGAGCAATCAAGGTGACCGACCAGTTGCCATCTGTATGCCGGATCGAAGGAACCGCGGGTGAGGGTGGAGTAGTGAGTGGCGGCAATGACCGACTTAATCTCAACGAGCCCGTCCTGGCCAACGAGGCCGTCAGGGCTGTCGCCGTACGTTTCGTGATCAAAGAACCCGCCGTTATCCACGTCGACGAAGTTCATCTCTTCGTAGAGCATGCGGGCAATGGGCTCCTGTTCGTGCCCGCGTTCCATGTGTTCGTTTGAGAAGCCGAACTCAGACTTGCATCCCTTAATCTGCTCAAGAGCCAACTGAAGGGCATAACGCTTGGCTGGCTCACCAAACGCCTTTCCATCGTTAGCCATAATCAGGCCGAAGTTTGAAGCGGTGGCCTTACCCAGGCGAAGAGCATCCCACTCTTCACCATTTTGCTCGACGTCGTGCCAGATCATGATGAACACTCCTGCTCAAGCTGGCGGCGATGTTCTGGAGAAATGTCCATTCTCGCCAGCACTGCATCAAGGTTGCCATCGCGTTTGAAGGCTGCCTTGGCGTTATTCCAAGCCTGCGTTTTTTCCGGCGAAAGCACCGGCTTTGTGACGCGCGCCGGGCTTAAGCGGAGACCTTCAACCGATTCCTTTCCGAATCGGACATTCTTATCGACGTAGACCGTGACCTTCACGCCAACCCAATCTTCAAGGAATGGCGATCCAGTAATGCTTTTCAGCATCTTGCTGTTGGTGGCATTCAGAATCATCGGCTTGAGCTTTTCGCCGGGGCGCAGCTCGCGCTCTTCAAAATAAGCGGTGTTAAAAACGTCTTTGGATTTTTTAGTTTTGTCGTTTTCTAACGTTGCCCGGGCGATCGTCAGCACCGTTGGCTCAACGATGTCGGCGCTGCTAAGGTATGGAGAGTCAAAAGCTTTTCGGTAGTGAGTTTTAGATTCAGACATTTCATGCATCCTTAAAACGGGCAGCCGGTACGGTGTTCCCAGTCGTATTCCGCCTGGGCGTAAGCAACTGCCGAAATGAAATCGTTGTAGGCCTCGCCAGCTTTATCGCTGCGAAGTCCTTCGTATGGGCTGGAGTCAATCGGGACTGAGAAGTGGAAGATGCCGGACGGCTCTTTTGGCATCATGTCGATGATTTTCTGCGCCCGGTCGTCGATCCACTTCTCTTTCTCGTCGTCGAGCTGCTGCTCAACCCAGCACCGATCTTCGATTCGGTCGTAAGTGAGGTATGCGTTCATGGCTGAACTCCTGAAATTTGGATGTACAGATGCCGCCCGCAGATAGCCAGGCAGATCGGTTGAATAGGGTGGTTAGTGCTGAATTGGGTTTCCGTGACCGTCCAGAAGGACGTCAATCACGCAGTCATTGAGGCGGATGATTTCTGCATCGGTGTGCAGGTAAACCCATTTGCGCTCCTGAATGACTGCTGAGACGCGATAGGTTCGGCCTTCATGCATTGCCATCATGCCAGGTGTTACGCACTGGCGAATGAGCGGGGTGGTGCCGTAGTGCAAGTTGCTGCTAATTTTTTGCAAACTCACCATGCTGTTCTCTCCGAAAATCATTAAGGACAGCCACCGCATCTCTGATGGTGCGGTAGTAACCTAAAAACACTCTCTTCCCCGATGAATCAGTTGATCGTGCAGACCATTTTTTAACATCCGGTCGCCATGAGACGCCCTTTACACCAGTCCTGCTGTCGCTTCTTACCGACTTATTGAGGCAGTTTTCATGACGGCTTGCGGCTCTTAAGTTGCACGCCCTGTTATCTGTTCTGTCACCATTGATATGGTCTACTTCTTCAGGTGATTCCCCGGTGCATAAGAAAAATGCGATTCGAGAAAGGAAGTAGTGCCTTCTTCCAATACCAACTCGGAGATAGCCATTATTGTTTTTTGAACCAGCAGGCCGCCCCTTTACAACCCATCCTGATTTCGTCACTTTCCACGTAAATACTCCGGTTTCAGGGTTGTAATCCAGCAAGGAATCTATCTCCTCAGCACTTGGCAACTTGTGCTTTCGCATCATGCCTTCACCTCAACCTGTTTCAGGAGGCCAGCGAAATTCATCTGCTGTCGGTTAAGCGTCAGCTTCTCGCGCGGATTCGATACCGACGTCAGCTGCCACTCGTTATCGTTGAGCTTTTTGGCGGAGTACTGCTTGCCGTTGTGGGTTACTGTCATCATTCGCCATGCTCCGTGTGTTGTGGTCAACTAAAACTGGCCACCGCGTTAGAGTTTTTCCAGTATCGGTTTTCTGATTCGTTTGGTGGTAACCCACCATTATATTCGTGCGGTCTTAGTGCGCTGTAATATCCAACGATATAGTCCGTTATTGCGTGAGCTGCATCGCTGAAGCTTACATAGCCCGTCGCTGGCACCCATTCGTTCTTCAGACTCCTGAAGAAGCGCTCCATTGGGCTGTTATCCCAGCAGTTTCCACGCCGACTCATACTCTGCCTGATCCGGTATCGCCACAGTAACTGCCGGAACTGCCTGCTCGTATAATGACTGCCTTGATCGCTGTGGAACATCACCCCGACGGGCTTACCACGGGTTTCCCATGCCATTTCCAGTGCTTTCATGGTAAGCCTGCTGTCCGGCGAGAACGACATGGCCCAGCCCACTGGTTTTCTTGCGAACAGGTCGAGAACAACGGCGAGGTACGCCCAGCGCTTACCCGTCCAGAGTAGAGTAAGAGGCAGGGCGTAGTCGGACTATTTCCCTGCCTCTCCTCCCCGAACCGGACGTGCACCTTTCAGCGCATCCGGCTCTCCATTTAAATGCTGGCGAACGCCATTGCCACTTCTGTAAAGCGCGATGTATACGTGTTTCTGGTCTCCGTCCTCAGATAGGGATTACCTTCGGGTAGCCGCCAGCGGAACAGCTTCTTGCCTTGCCCCACCAACCGGTACAGTATTTCGCCGCTGAGCTTGCCGTGATTGGTTTTACCAAATAAAACCCACGTTTTGCTCTGACCCGGTTTCGGTGATTTACACCACCACCTCATCAGGGAAGCGATACCTGTACGGTATTTGCGGGCCAGCCAGTGAGCCAGCTTCCAGAACACGACACGGTCGATATAACTGAAGACTTTGGCCTTAAAATCAACGAACTGATAGAACATAGCCCAGCCTTTTAGTTTTCGGTTGAGTTGTTCAGCCATATCGACTTTGCTTTCACTGTAGTTGCCTGATAACAGTGCTGTCAGCGATGCGGCGAAGTTTCTGGCTTTCTCCTGCGGGATCGTTGAGACCACTCGCATCTCGCCATAACGACTGCGTTTGCGAATGATCCTGTGCCCCAGAAAGATAAAGCCGTCATTAACATGGGTGATTTTAGTCTTATCCATGTTCAGCCTGAGTTTCAGACTGCCTTCGAGCACACCCCGACACTCCTCCCTGATGGCTTCCGCCTGTGCTTTGGTGCCTTTGACGATGAGGACAAAATCATCGGCATAGCGGCAGTACGCCACCGCGGGTTTCCACTGCCAGTTTTCTCTGACCGCCGTACTTCGGCCCCGTTGGATACTGTTATTCCAGTACCACCGATCTTTTCTGGCTTTCCCGCTCAGGTAGCGCTCATGCAGGTATTGATCGAACTCATTCAGCATGATGTTCGATAATAGCGGCGATATAACACCGCCCTGTGGTACACCTTCACTGGCCGCCCGAAAGAGACCGACATCGATATGTCCCGCCTTGATGGTTTTCCACAGCAGAGTCATGAAACGTGCGTCACTGATCCTGCGGCGTACAGCCTTCATCAGCAGTCGATGATGTACGGTGTCGAAGTAACTGGACAGGTCGCCTTCAATCACCCAGCGTCCCCGGGTTTCACCACAGTCTGTGAGCTGTAATTTCACCGTGCGGATCGCGTGGTGGACACTGCGCTCAGGCCGGAAGCCATATGAGAGCGTATGAAAATCACTCTCCCATATCGGCTCCATCGCCATCAGCATGGCCCGCTGAACAATACGATCCCGCAACGCGGGGATACCCAGTGGTCGCAGTTTGCCGTTGCTTTTAGGGATGTAAACCCGTCTGGCGGGCATGGGCTGGTAGTGGCCTGAGAGTAATTCATCCCTGAGGATTTGCAGCTCAACAGCCAGTCTGGCCTGTAGCATTGTTTTGTTCACGCCATCAACGCCGGGGGTATGGGCCCCCTTTGATGAAAGCGTGATCCGCGCCGCTTCAGCCAGCCATTCTGGTTGTGTTATCAGACGCAGCAGCCGTTGAATCCGTAGGGACGGATCGGTGGCTGCCCATGTGGCAAGCTTGCGTTGCATTTCGCTGATTATCAAAGGTCTACACCTCGTTAGGTCAGTTAATTCACGTCGCAAACACATTCAAACTGCTTCCCTTCGCCATGTAATGGGCTTTCCCCATCGCGGACTACTACGGAAGCTCCGCCAGCCAGCGCGTCATCGGAGCCATGCCCCCTTAACATCCGTCGCTGACCTTCCCCGGTTTACCTGCCTGGACTCAGGCATACTGAGGAGGCTGCCCGTCGCACTCTTTATCCTTGCTTGCCGCAAGTTGGCAGAAGTCAGCAACGCAAGCGTGATAGACGCTGCTGCCCCGGTGTTTCGCATACATGTCAAAACACCTTCGACCGGCAGTGCTTACGTATCACTGCCAGTTCCTCCTGCACGGCCTGTCAGATCACGTAGGCCGTGGTGACGTTTTCAACCCACAGAGGCGGATTAACGGGTTCATGTTCTTCAGCCTTTCAGTACTTAACCTTGAGGATCATCTCGGCTTAGTGATCTCGCCTCAATCCCCGTTGTCAGCGGGTTACATCACCCTGCGGGCATGCCGCAGGTCACTGCCGCTCAGGTTCTCCACCGTCACACCCGGTGGGATTGTTGGGTTTCTCATCGTGAGTTACCGGTTCAATATTCCAGACAGACTCGCGGTTCATTTAAGCATCCATGCCCGCCCTGAACTCCGGGCACACTATAGGTCACATCACCGCACCAAACCTGATTTGGTTCCGTTACGGCGAACTGTCGCTCAAGATGATTCGGGATAGCAACGTGCTCATGACCGCCACGCTTATACCGGTGAGTCGGCTGCTGGCAACTGACCAGCCCCAGCTCTTTCATGAGTCTGCCAGCAAGCCAGCGCCCCAT